TAAAAGCGACTGTTCCGGACTTATTGTAACCAAAGGTGGAGAGGGTGCTACTGTAATACATCATGACATACATTGTCCTGCTAATAAAGTCGAAGTATCGGATGTCTGCGGTGCCGGAGACACATTTCTTTCAGCATTAACTTATCAGTACCTATTGACAAAAGACATAGAAAAAGCTATAATATTTGCTAACGTAGCCGCAGGACTTACTGTCCAGCACCGTGGTAACTACGCACCATCATACGACGAGGATTAGACGTGCCGGATATTGATATTGACTTTGCTGATAGAAATAAAGTATTGGATGTTATCCAAAATATTCCTGCGGCTATTTCAACAAACGGCATTTTTAAAAAGCACAACACCGGTGTATATTGTCATACTATCCCCTACAATCCTTTAACTGATACTGCCAGCATTGATTACAAAGAAGCAGATGCTCGTGGATATTTTAAGATAGATTTTTTAAATGTTAGTGTATACCAATCAGTTAAAGATGAGGAACATCTTAACAAGTTAGTATCCACGGAACCTTTGTGGGATTTGTTAGAACAAGACGATTTTAGTAACTTACTGTTTCACGTTAACGGTCACGGTTCTGTTCTAAGGCAAATGAAACCAAAGAGCATCTTAGAATTAGCCGCAGTACTGGCTATGATTCGTCCTGCTAAAAGATATTTGATTGGTAGGGATTGGAACGAAGTAATGACTGAGATTTGGGTAAAGCCCGAAGGAGATGAGTATTACTTCAAGAAGGCTCACGCTGTGGCCTATGCTCATGCTATTGTAGTACAGATGAACTTAATTTGTGAACAGATCAACTACGGGTACTCTTAACTGTTCTAACTAGCTGAATCGATTTTCTCTTAATACGTTTTTCAGCTATTTCACTTAAATTTACGCTAGGCCCAAACACTAGGTCTACGTCTTTGCTATTAAATGTTTTTATTGAATATCTAAACGGCTGCATTTCTGCTTTTAGGAAAATGTTGATCGGAATCTTGCGATTACTCTCCCACCACCATATTTCGCCGAGTTCTAAAAACAAACGCTTTTCATTGTCGGTTTTAATTACGGAAATATCATATATACTAGTAACATAATTGTCAAAGTTGATGACAATACCGACATACTCGATGTCGTTAGACTTTATACATGATACAAAGGGATGGTTAGTTTGAAAGCTATCGGTTATAGTCATCTTTATCGATAAATACTCATATGCAAAATTTACCAATCTATTTATACACCAACACACTCGATGCAATACTAGATTTGGATTCAACTACTCGAGGAGCTAATCACGTTATGTACCAGCGCGACCTAAAGATACAAAAAGGTATTAAAAATCAGGTTCGCATTCAATTTAAGAATAGCGACCAAAAACGGGTCAGCATTTCTGATACACAGACATTTGTGTTCTCTATGTTTGATGCGATCAATCAACGCTTGATACTCGAAAAGCCCCTAGAAGTCCTTGAAACAAATACTGCTACTCGTGGATTGGCATTGCTTACATTAACTGAAAGCGATACAGTAGATCTAGTAAAAACAGATTACAGATACAGCGTAAAGTTACTTGACACTGACGGTAGTTGGACTCCTGCTTACAGCGATACCTATTATGGTGTTTCTGGAACAGCGCATATTTTAAGTGATGTCTATCCTGTTCTACAACCTAGTCAGACAGTTACAGCTTTCCAAAAAAGTTTTAACGCAGACACTGCCAAATATGAGCACAAGAGTGGAAACATCTATGCTTACCCAGAATATAACGGAAACACAGCATTACATACAGTTGCGATGTATATGACTGGATTTAAAGGCACTGTTTATATACAAGGTACCTTGGACAACAATCCAGACAGCTTTAACAGATACTCAACTATTGAAACTAAAGAGTACAACGGATTTACCGGAATCGACTACGTAAACTTCAATGGGGTGTTTACCTACATTCGTTTAATGTTTGTTCCGGCAACAGCACCTGCGGAATCGGACAACGATAACCCTAATTTCTTCGGATCATTTGACAAGTTCTTATATAGAAGTTAAACTTGTATAGTGAACGAAATACAATCAGCAGTCTTAGCATTATTGCCTCCGAAACGAAAAGCTACTCCTAGCGGGTGGACTAGTTTCAATGCGGTCTGTTGTCAGCACAATGGTGAGAAGTATGACTCACGCCAACGAGGCGGTGTGTTAACTAATCCAGAAGGTGGGTTTCAGTATCATTGTTTTAATTGTAATTTCAAAGCAGGTTGGACTCCGGGCAAAGCACTGAGCATTAACACCAAGAACCTTTTTAGGTGGTTGGGCATGAGTGAAACTGATATTGGTAAGTTAGGACTCGTGGCTCTTAAACTCAAAGATGATCAGCCAACAGCAAAACGTGAATTAAGTTTTGAACTAGCTGAGAAATCTTTACCGGAAGACTGTCTGCCTATCGACCAATGGATAGCCGAAGGCGCTCAAGATGCTGAACTACTTGATGTAATCCAGTACTTAGTGGACGAGCGCAAAGTAGGCTGGGATTGGTACAAGTGGCATTGGAGTGCCGCAAACGGGTATAGAGATCGTGTGATCATACCTTTTTATCACAATAAAAAAATTGTAGGCTATACTGGTAGAAAAGTAAAACCAGGCAAGCCCAAATACCTCACTGACGCACAGCCGGGGTATGTGTTTAATTTAGATGCTCAGACCTATGACAGAAAGTTTGTTGTATGTGTTGAAGGGCAGTTTGATGCTATTGCCATAGGTGGTGTAGCGATTATGCACAATGAGCCAAATGAAACTCAGTGTGCCCGTATCAAGGCCCTAGGGCGAGAAGTTATTGTTGTGCCGGACAGAGATAAACCCGGTGCTAAGATGTTAAAGGCGGCAATTGACAACGGCTGGTCCGTTAGTATGCCACCGTGGGATGAAGACATTAAAGACGTAGCAGACGCTGTGAAAAGATATGGGCGGTTATATACACTGGCCACAATCTTACACTACAAAGAGTCAAACGAGATAAAAATACAATTACTAAAGAAAAAACTAGAAGCACTAAAAGATGACAACTAAAACTTATAATTTCGATATTCAAAAACTTTATCTAGAAATGTTCCTTTCGGACGCAGAAACATTTGTTCGATGCCAAAACATTTTTGATCCAGAGAATTTTGATCAACGCTTACAAGAAACAGCAAAGTTCTTAACAGAATATGTTGACGAGTATAAGATCATGCCCGAGCCTATTATTGTTAATACGGCATGTAAGATGGATTTGAATCCTAGTCAACTGCCCAAAGAAAACTATGATTGGCTCATGAATGAGTTTGAAACTTTTAGTAGACACAAAGGACTCGAACGAGCTATTATTAAAAGCAGTGACTTGCTAGAAGCAGGTGACTACGGTCCAGTTGAAAAGTTGATCAAGGATGCTATCCAGATCAGTTTAAACAAGGACATGGGCACAGACTACTTTGAAGATCCACGTGGGCGACTTGAAGCACTCAAAGATGGTAATGGACAGATTAGCACAGGATGGCCTAGTATTGATAAGAAACTTTATGGCGGATTTAACCGCGGTGAGTTGAACATTTTCTGTGCCGGATCAGGCGGTGGTAAGAGTTTGTTCTTAGCCAACATGGGTGTGAACTGGGCACAGATGGGATTGAATGTTATCTATCTAACATTTGAATTGAGCGAGCGTTTGGTTAGTATGCGTCTTGATTCTATGACCACAGGTATTCCAACTCGTGAGATCTTTAAGAACATCGATGATGTTGAATTAAAGGTTAAAATGATGGGCAAAAAGGCAGGAAGCATGCAGATTAAGTATATGCCTTCAGGAAAAAATTGTAACGATATTCGTGCCTATTTAAAGGAATATCAGGTCAAGAAAGGCGTGAAACCAGACGTTATTTTGATCGATTACTTGGATTTAATGATGCCTTTGTCAGTGAAGGTAAGTCCTAGTGATCTGTTTGTTAAGGACAAATATGTATCTGAAGAGATTCGTAATTTGGCTATGGAAACACAATGTATCACTGTAACTGCGTCACAGCTGAACAGGGCGGCGGTTGAAGAAATTGAATTTGATCACAGCCACATCTCAGGTGGCTTGTCAAAGATTATGACAGCAGATAATGTCATAGGTATCTTTACAAGTCGTGCTATGAAAGAACGTGGACGCTATCAAATCCAGTTTATGAAGACTCGCTCTAGTAGTGGTGTTGGACAAAAAGTTGAACTTGAGTTTAATGTAGATACTCTGCGTATCAGTGACTTAGGTGAGGAAGAAGGTGAAACCAGTTTCAAAGAACAGAGAGCCAACAGTACTTCTAATATGATTAATAATCTTAAACGAACTAGTGTTGTTACCACTTCTACTGACAATGAACAACCTAGTAAGTCTTGGGAGCGAGCAAGTCCCAAAGAAGGATTTGATCTAAGTAAGCCCAGAGGCGGTGATACTCCAAAAGCTCCAGCAATTAGAAATATGTTAAATAATCTTAATCCAGAGAAAGATTAAAATGATTTTATTTGCCAACGGCTGTAGTTTTACCTGGGGCGGTAGCCTTGAACCCTTTTTTGATCGAGACAGCAATGAACAACGACTTGCCTTATGCTGGCCAGCACATCTTGGTACATTGCTAGGTGCCAATGAAGTGGTAAATCTAGGTGAAGGCTGTGGTAGTAATCAGAGAATTCTTCGTACAACATTTGATTGGTTGGCACAACAAACACCCGAGAGATTAGCAGATACAGTGGCAGTGATTCAATGGACAGATTCGTCTCGATATGAATACTATTGCCCAGAGGATTATAATAACCATCAAGAAAACATTTCAGAGAGATGGGCAAAAGTCAAAGAAGGTGTTTGTCTACAAGTAGGTGAGTCCCGAGAAACAAGTTTAGCTAGAAGTCAAAAAAGATTAGAAACTCTTACAATGCAGGAAGAAGTATATCAGATTGTTGCTAACTGCTCGGCCATTGCTCATATGTTCCAAAGTTTTGGTGTAACACAATATTATTTTTGGAGTCACCACAATCACAGAGACAGATATTTAGATAGGCCAAAGAGCTATTT